CTGGCTTGGTTTAGGGCTACCTGTGGGCTTCCACCAGCTCTAGTGATAGTGGCTTTATTAAATACCAATACATCGTTTAATATCCAGGTAGCATCAAAGTAATCTATGCCTGTGCCATCATCTGCAAAGACTGTAGGTGTGCCACCAATAGATCCAGCAGTTACGCCTCTATCTTGAAATACAAAGTTATTATCGGCACTCACATAGATAGCGCCATACTCAGATTCTGTTGCAATTTGTAAAGCCTGTAATGCTGTGCGGTTAGTGCCTGGGTCTGCTTGTAATGTGGTAAGACCTGCATCTATATCACGCTGTGATATTGGCCAGTCAATTTCATCTAGTATTTGATTTATACGAGTACCTGATAGATCGCCAGCCGTTGCACCAGTAACAGTGCTTATCTGTGCTAATTGGGCTAATCTAAAAGCATCTACAGCTTGTATAGTAGTCATGGCTAAATCTGCTTCTGATTCATCTGGATAGGTTGTAACGTAACTTGTAATATATCCTGCAAATATAGGATAAGTAGTAGAACCATAGGTAGCAGTAATCTGCACCTTCTTCATAGGTGTTAATAAATTGTAATAAGGCCCAGATACGTTCTGTGGGTTAAAATCGCCATTTTGATCTACTATGCGTAATGTAAGTGAACCTGTTTGAAATTGATCGCTAAGAGCGGTACGGCCTCGGTTAGTTTCAATTCTGTTTACTTGATTAGATACGTCTACAATTACAGCTGCTGAATCTCCCAATATATTTGTGCCTAGTATTCCAGATCCCAAGATCATTGTTTGGGCAAAACTAGGGCCAGTGCTAAAGTTAATTACAGCATTAATTACTGGTACTGTCATTATGGCAACTGTCCAGCGCCAGAAGTGCTATAGCCATTTCTAGTTGCTTGTTGAATACTCTCGGCTATTGCTTGGCTCATTTTATCGCCAGAAGCATCTATCCTTAAAGTAATTGCATCTGCCTGCGCTTGATACCTTGCAGACATGTGGGCTAATGAAATGGCCTCTTGTGCAGGTAATCCGTATTGAGTATTTAATTCTGGCGCAAGTTGTCTAATTAAAATGTCGTACGGATCTGTAGATAATGGAGCTGCGCCACCACCACCTCTACCAGCTGCAAAGGCATCAGCCTGGGCTTGGTATCTAGCGGACATACCTGCTAAGGCCATAGATTCTTGTAGTGATAAACCTAATGCTCTAAATTGTCCGATTAAACCACTTATCATTTTATCGTATTTATCAGCGCTAGCCTCTAACGCTTCTCCTAATTTCTTTGCTGCATCTGCCGCTTTCATTTCTTCTAATATCTTTTTGGCTAATGCTTCGTTATTATCTAGGATGGCTAACTGTCCTCTGATGCGTAATTTAGTTTCTTCATCTGTGGCTTCATTAAGCGCTTTTTGGAATCCAATACGCTCTACATCAAACTTAGCAGATAATTCATCTATAGCACTTTTAGCCTTCAATGTGGCTACTTCTTGCTTCTTTAATTTTAATAGATCCTGAGATGCTTTGATTTCTTGTCTTCTTTGTGCGGCTAGTACACGGCCAGCCGTTCTTTCTTGACCACCACGATCTACTGAATCTTTGCCAGTAGATCTTAAAGCTTCCGCAGCACGTAAGGCTGGGCCTATGTATGGTAGGTTTCTTAAAATTGAACCATCTACGCCAGGTATATTACCTATTGCCTTTAGTTTGCCAATTACTCTACCTAGACCCACGATTACTTCGCTTGTGGCTATAGCAAAGTCTTCCATGTTATTGCTTAGGCCTTCAATGCTTTTATCATCACCTAGTTCTGTTAATGCATCTAATAAACCTTTGCCTATAATTTCTTCTGCATTAGCTACAGATGCAGCAAATAAACTCATTTTGCCAGCATAAGTATCTAATCTAGCCAGGGCCTGACCTGAAAACTTTTTATTAAGTTCGGCCATAATATCGTCCATATTGCCAGCCTTTAATAAAGTTTTATCTAGGCCAGCACCTAACCTACTTAATCCTGTGGTATTGCCAGCATAGGCTCTAGATAATGCCGTTGTTACTTGGCTTAAAGATTTGCCTGTAGCGGCCGATACATCCATAGCCGTATTTAATGCATTTTGGCTGGTGGTAATAGATCCTGTAACAGTTAGTAATTGCTGAAAGGCTGGACGTAATTCATCGTCTAATACGCCTGTAGTTTTTTGTAGATTAGCGATATAAAGTTCTACGGCTGGTGAACTAAATGCAAAGCCTGTATTTTTTAATTGAATCTCTAAAGATTTAGCGGCTGCTTCATCGGCTGCAAATGCTTTTACTGCTTCTTTACCAAATCTAACTATTGCTCTAGCTGAAAATGCTGCGGCCAGTGTGCCGCCTAATTTTTTGACTTGCTTGTCAAATACGTTTACATCTTGCTTAGCCTTTTTAAGAGCCTTACCATTCCAGGTCGCCGAGGCTGCTACAAATATATTGGCCACTATGCAACCTTCTTAATTTCAGTTTTGCGTGTAAATTCCACAGCTGTTTTATCTACGGCTTTTAATATAGCCTCATAGACCTTATTGTTATCTTGTGCCCAAGCCTTGTAGATTAAGCGGCCTTGCATCTTTCGACCTGTTGCCCCACGTGCTCCAGGTACTCGCTTAGGCTTTGTTACTGGCTCTAAGGCACCTATAAATTGTTGGCTAGCAAATGGATTATTTGAATCATAAAAATCTAATGCTTGGCTTTTGGCAGACTTTCTAACATAAGTACCACTACCTTCATGCTTAAATGTAAATGGCGCTCTACCTTGTGGGTTTAATCTGCCTGCGGTTTCATAAATAGAACCAGCCCTACTTACGTTATAAACGTATTGGCTTACTTGCCAACCATTTTTAGTAGCTACATTTTTACCTGGGTTATATCCAATACCAGATTTAACTACGCTGCCATCATATTTTGGAAATGGTCGTTCAATAGTAGAAGATAATGGTTTAGACCACCCAGATAATACTTGACTATTAGATGGTACAAAACCTTTAGCCTTTTCAGCTACTGCTCGCATTAATGGATCAATAGCCTTACTAATTTTTAACCTTAAATCTTCATCAATAAAACTGAGCCCATTAAGAACGTCTTTAACGCCTACGACTTCTGCTGGCATTCTTAACCCTTTCGGCTCTATCGGTTATCACTTGAATAATAGCCCGATACATTTCCGAGTCCATGTTAATAAACTCGCTAGGCGGTATTCCAGTTTCTACGGCTAATGCTGCTATGCCATAAACTATAGAATCCCGCTTTACTATTTTTTTTCTTCGTCTAATACCTCGACAGTTTCTAAGCTGTCTATAAATTCAACCCCAAATACAGGTACTTGTGCGCCAGACTTGCGCAAGCACTCCCAAGCTAACCAAAAAATATGGGTTTGCTGTTCATGCTCACGCAAAATCTTGCTAATACCTGAGCCCCATTTCAACTCAAAGCTATATTCAATTCCTGGTGTTATCTTGTGTTCTGTGACTTCACCATTAGCCCTAGTAATTTTAAGCTTTGCCATTGTTACTCCCTAATTAGAACGCCACTGATGGCGATACTGTGATTACGGAGTTTACAGTAAATGTAATGCTAGATGTAGCAATTTCGGCTACTCCAGCTGATCCGATTGGAGTCAGGTTATTTACTAAGATTGAGAACTGGTAAGTAGGGTTAGCAGCTGAAACTGTAGTGCCCTTAACTGTAATTACTGATACAGCTAGAGTCTTGCCAAATGCCTCATTAAGAGTCTGGCTTACCTCAGATGTTGCCCAGTCGTTCATAAAGTCGATTGTAAATGTGCCACTCTGTAAACCAGCTACATAGCGATGAGAAAGATCGCCCATGCTTGTGATCTCTAACTCATCCACGATTTGATTGATAACAGCGCTTGATACCAAGTCGCTAATATCAATTGAAGGTGTAGTAGGCGCTGCGTTGGTAGCCAACTTAACGCCGACGTTGTTATTTAAGTATATTGCCATTGTTACTCCTCGTCATTCTTGTTGGTTGCTGCTTTGCCTTTTGGTTCTTCTTTTATTTGGCCTGTCTTTATTAAGAAGGCTAAATCTTCTTCTTTGCTCATAATTTAACTCCAGCTCGTTAGGATTGATACTGTAATTTCAGACACCAATAAATCGCCACTTTGAGCGCTTACGATTGCTGGAGCTGAAATGCTTGATATATTAAGTGTCAGCGCTGACGCTGCTAACTTTGTTACTACGGCTACTATGTAATCTTCCATACCAGCCAAATTGCCCTGGTTATCTAACGCAGGTTTAGTGATTAAAATTCTAAAGTTTGCTAAAGGTAATACTGTTACATGATCGTTATTACTTGGTACTATGTAAGGATCGCCTGGGGTAATCGCTACTGCATTGGCGAGAAGAGTACTTGGCGGAAAAGCAAATACTGACCAAACGCCAGCGTTAGTAAGATCTGTGGCTAATGTGCTACGTAATGTAGTTATTGCGGCTGGCATTATCCCACCAAAGATGCAGGTGATGAATACGGCTGAATGAGGCCACGCACTCGGTTAATCAGCTGATAACCCATCCGATAAGGGCTAGCACTGACCCCATCCATACCGACCCCACCCGTCTGGCTAACTTGTCTAGCTTGCCAGATATCTACGGCTACGATCATGGCCGCTTCTCGGATTGCAGGGGTGCTCGCATAAGCTTGGGTCTTGTGGTCTGGGCCTGTGGCTACGCCATAAGGTACTACTTTGTGAAAGTTTTGATTAGCTGCAACTTTATTATATTGCACAAATGAATAGCCATTAGGATAATTAACTTGGCCATAGTTATACATAAATACTGGAATTAAACTAGTAGTGCCAGTGCTAGGTGGTATTGTGCCAGTGATTGTGTGTGAACCATTAAATGTAGATCCACAAGCACTTACAACTATTGTTTGTCCTGCCACAAACGCATTAGGATTAGCAAGCATAAGTGTTGCAACATTGTCCTGTAATGCAGTGCCTACTACTGGTGCAGTGTTAAACCATAAATATTGATTAATTAAATCTTCGGCTGTTTGACAAACTTCTTCAACTGTTGAATCAGAATATAAAGTGCCAATACCCAAATTTGTGCGTAACTCTTGTTGGGTCACATAAACTGCTGGCATCTCTACTCCTTCTCTAAAAAAGCTCCCCTGGGGCTAGGGCTACTAAACCCCAGAGGATTATTAATTAATGGGTTTTATCAGGTCTTCTTGTACTTGATAATTCCGTTAGGCATTTTGGCTAGTGTTGCCATGTATCCGTAAATTGCAACTTGTACCTGTAGGTTTGAAACTACATTTACGCTCATGTAATTTTGTGCGGAGCGATATACGGTAAATGCTTCTGGTGCAAGGATTACAGCTGAATCATCATCAAATGTCGTAGCTGTAAAGTTCTTGTCTACGTATAGATCAAGTCCAAGCACTGACCCTCTGATCGACTGTGGGCCCACTTGGCCAGCAGCATTCATAGGTTGTAGGGCATTAAATACTGGGCGCTTTGTTGTATCTTGTGCACCAATTAACGCACCCCACTGAGCTGGGTTAGCAATGTAATTCTGTGCAAAGTAACCTGTATTTGCGTAGATAGTACGTGCACCTTCAGTTGTAAACGCAACGATACCATCTAGGTCAGCTGTTGTGTTTGTACCATTCATACCAGCTGCAAGTAATGCAGTTAATACAGTTGTATCAAGTGTCTTCAAATAAGCTAGTGATAATTGATTTGTTAACTCCTCATAAAAGCCAGGATAGCCCGCTCTTTCTAGAAGCTCAATTGATAGCGTATTCATGCCACTGTACTTAGATACATTTGCTGATAAATAATTTGTTTCCATGCCAGTATTTTGTACTGCGCCGCCTTCGGCTTCTACAGTTACTACTGGTGCTACACCTGTACCACCGCCACTTGATGTAACAAGTGAAGGTACATTGATCGTCATACCGTTTTGTGGTAAAACACCTTGTGAACATGCATCAATAGCAGGTGTGCCAAAGCGTGTATTAGTTACAAACTCGGCTAGATATTGTGTAGGGTTAAATGCTCCGTTATTGCTAAATGTATCATCCGCAGCTGTTACATATAGTTTTGAATCATCGTTGCCTAGAGCAGCCTTAATCTTGTGCTCTGTATATGCAGCCATAGAAGTAATTGGCGTACGTATAGTTGTTTGAATTAGTGGTGCTGTAATTGTTGGGCGAGCAGCTTCTACTGTAGGAGTAGCAGCCTCTGCCTTTGCTTCTTGTGGCGCTGTTGCTAAATCTTCCACAGGAGCCTCGCTTTCTGTT